TTCACTGTTTGCAATAAATCTAAATAATATTCTCATTTCACACCGCCACGAATGACATTTCAAATGACTCAAAACTTTTCAGATCTTCGATAAACATATAACGGCAGTCCACCTTCTCGACAAAGCCGTCAATAATATCACCCTGACGCGCTACGAATGATTTCCTGCCGCGCCAGAAGTCTTGCTTGTCTTCCCATCCCAGTAGCCAGATCCTGTCATCTGACAGGTAGGTGAACACATAGGTATCTGTGTCCTGATCTCGCTGCGACAGTGGCACACGGATCATATAGTTCGGTTTAGGCTTGCCAACTGACTTCTTGGTCTTGACATCAACCCGGCTACCCATCACCTCAAAATCGTGATCAAAAGAATCTTGCGCAACGTAATCAAAGCCAAGCCCGGAATCTATCAGATACCGACCGAAGGCCAGCTCACCGATGGTCCCGGCTACCTGACCCTCCCCGGATTCTTTTATAGTCGTTGAATTAAACGACTCACCCGTTGCCATTTTGTCGGCATGCTGACGCCATTCTTGTTTTACGATGTAATCAATCATTACTCTCTCCCGGTAGGCCACGGCACTGACACGCCAAACTTCGTTGCCAGATGCCGATTCAAAACTTCATACACTTGAACCAGCTCAGATGTTGTTGGCTCGGTGGTTGATTCTTTTTCCAAGACAGCCTTCTGAATAGGTCGCCACAGAAATTCTTTTGCTCGGTCTGCTGTCCACGGTATCTCCGCTTCAGGCTTTAGTGTTTTTTTCATATCCAAGCCAGCTTCATTGAGTACGCCAGCTAAGTGCGCAAGCCACAGGTGTAAGGCGTTATTCTGAGCCTGACTGCGCTTCTTGCCGATTACCCATGTGAATGTCACATACTTGTGATCTTCAAACAGCTTTTCTGCGTATTCTAAGAACTGATCTTTTGTGAACTCGCTGTTCACCACCCATCTTCTCCCGGTAGTATCCATCTTATTTTCTCGCCAAGTCGTATACAGTGATGTCCAGCGCATCAGCTATCTTCACTGCCAGTGATAGTTTTACGTCCCTGCTCTTGCTGACCCAGTGAAATCTCTGCTGTGACATATCCAATTTTTCAGCCATGTAGGAATGCTTGATCCCCCTGTCTGACAATATTTTTCGTAAATTTTCACCAAAATTCATAAGGCTGGCTTTGAAACCTTTGCAGGCATTGCGTCTTTGGCGTTTACCGAGAATGACAGCTTGGGGGCTTTGGGATTAGATCCGTCACCGCGCCATGCTGACACCCAGTATTCTTTGCCTTCAACATTTAAGCTACCCGTAAAGTCAGGATGTTTCTCCGTTGCTTTCTTTTCGTTCGTCCAGATAGCTCCGCGATTGCTGTTGTCGTACTCACTCATACTTCATCTCCGTGGTTGTAATACAGGTATTTAACCTGCTGATTAATGGCCTTCAAACTGGCGTTCCATGCCATAATCCAGACCTGTTGAATCGCTTCATCTTCGTCCTGAAACCGAAGCCCAGTGGTTTGTTCGTAAACGTATTCAAGCATTTCCATCTTATCCCGCCATGAAATCGTGAGTTGATTTTTCAATGGTTTCACAAGCCTTTATTACTTCTGATTCCAGCTTGTCGATGAACTCTTGATCGCGCTCAACACGGACCAAAAGCAGTGTCATGTCTGGGTGATACGCCATGAAATCGCACCACTCCCTATGTGTCACCCACATCTGACCCTGAACTTGGGCCTTGTATTTGCTTGGCAGCTTGTTGCCTGCCCGCAGATAGCCGACCATCGTGTGCGCCATCGGACACTTTATTTCTAGCAACCCATTATCACCTACCAAGCCGTCAGGTGAGCAACCCGCCTCCAAATCATCGTGCTTGCAAAACCCGATGTCAAAAACACTTTCACCGGACACTAATTCATAAACTTCTTTTGCCAATGGCTCCAGATCAGTTCCGCGCTGCATAGCTTCTGACACATAAACGCTTGCCTGCTTGCCCGTGATTCTTTCGGCAACCAGTTCATCAACGTATGCCATAGCTGTTGCTGCAGGCTTACCTGTTGATGTGATCAGCCTGTGGAAGCTGGACGCGCTGGGACAACCCAGACGCGCCTGAAACCAACCTTCTGTTCTCTGCTCGTGTTCAGTGACTCGCATTTTCAGCCTCCATTCTTTGTAATTTTTTCTCAAGAATTGACACGGCGTTCTGGTACTGACCAGCGGTCATCTCAGATAGAGAGTTGACCTTGAAGTGTCGGGTGAAAGAATCGTACTCTGTCTCGCTGGCCTCCATCAGATCAACAAGATTATCAACCTGATCTTCTGTCAGTGGCTTTTTAAGTTCAGCCGCCTCTGAACGAACAACATTTGACTAAACATCTCATGCGATTGTCAGATATTTCCCTGCTATTTGGATTTATAATTGCTTGGTTCTTATGATTCATCACAGGCAACCACATTGTGCGGACAACCTTTTTTTCTGCATCGGTAGAGCAGGTAACTGTGATTGTGCAGGAAACTTCCATTGACCCATCAGGAAAGACGGTTGATTCGTTAAAAACAAATTCACTGCAAGGATATACATCCATCAGTAATTGCCAAGCATTTGCCCAAGACAGGTATTTTAATCCGCCCTTGAGTTCTATGAACTCGGAACAATTGATGGCACTCAGATTATGCCAGACGGCATAGTGGAAAGGATTGTTGCTCATTTTTAATACTCCCGTTGTTTGTGAGAGAGTATTATAATCACAACTAATTAGAAAAAGAAAGTGTTTTATTTATTATAGTTACCAGTTTTTATCATCGCGCATATTTCAATAGCACGATCTTTGACCTGTGATGCGTACTGGCTATCCATAAATTCGGCAGCAGCGAGATCATAATTAGCCTCAGCCATTGCAGCCAATGCCTTTTTGAAACCATTCAGCCGGGTCAAACCTATGTTGAATGCGAGATCTATCATAGCGTCCCTACGGGCTTCGTTCAGGTCGGAAAACCAGTTGAACGCAGAACCGAGTTCTTTTATGCACCTGTCAATGTCGTTTTCTAGCAAGTAGTCAATCTCGTCATCTGACAGACCAATACCGCCACTCTCATCAATATTTCTGCCAACACCTATGGTTAGCTTTTTTTCTGTGCAACGGTAGGCAAACTTTTTTGAGCCTTCATGCCTGCGGAGCATTTCAGTTAGCTTGCTCATTTATCATCCTTAGTATTGGATGCACCAAAATAGAAACTTATGATTGCACTTGTAGTACCACCTAACCAACCAAGCACCGCTACAGTGATCATAAATATATATCCCAAGAATCCGGCAACCAGTGTTATCGCAATGATGCGTGGTGTCCAGTCTTTGGCAAAATATTTACGGGCATCCTGAATATCGGCGGTCTGTAGAGCGTACAAATCAACATCCATTTCTTTCAGTTGCGCTTCAAACTCTAATTCCTGACGCCTTATCTCAGCCAGCTCGTCTGGCGTTACTTCCTGCATGGCCTTTTCTATAGACCCAACGGAAGGTTCGCAGCCCAAAACACCGGCAATAATCTTACCGGCAGCACCGGCCAGCGGGCCACCCATGGCCGCACCAAGTGTAGGCGCTACCGCAGCAACTAGATTCTTTATCTTTAGAAATTTCATTTCCAATCCCAGCGATTTCTATGCCACGGGCAACTTACCCGATTACGATGAGTAACATCAGGACAGCTATTACGATTGTTTTTACGCCCAGACAAGAGTCGCAGCCTCCATGCACAGCGCTGCCAACTTTTTCTAAACCTTCCACTACCTTTGCTTTTATCTTCTCCACTACTTTTTATCCTCTTTGTTATCCAGCTTGTTAAATATACCCGACAGCATTGACTTGATCTCTCGTATGTCTTCTCGAAAATCCTCTTTCTTAACAAAATCCGCATACATCAACCTCTCTAACTGTACCTGATCGTTTCTCAATTTATTGATGGCATCGTAGACGGATCTGATCATCCAGCCACTTAGCATCATAACGACAGAAAGTGCTACGTTAAATAATACTTGAAAATCCATCATTCTACATCCATTGGTAAATTCACTATTTTGAGATCAGGCTTATCATCAGAGTATTCATTTATGATAACCAAGAGATTCTCGATATCCTCTGGCGTGTACTGCCCATCAGAGTAATATAGAACAGTTAAAATAAATTCGGCAACGCCTTTCACAAGTATAACCTCTACCCGCCTATTTTAGAATCAATCTCATGGTATTCACGGGGGATCTCGTAAGTGTGAGTGATCGCCTTCCCGCCTGATCTGCGGTACACGATCATATCCATCACGGATGCGGAGCCATAGCCCTGCCCAGCATGCCATGCGTCAGGTGGTGCGAGACAGCCATGCTTCTCAACGATTACGCCATTGTCGCATTCTTTCACATCTTGGTGATGGAAATGACCCACCAGCCAGTATCTGTGTGATGTCTCAGACCACGCCTTCGGCATATCCCTTGGGAGTATTGAGGCCAGCCTTTCAGCCTTCACTTTGTCTCCGTGGCTAATACCCAGAAGGTTCTTTCCAAACTGCAAATAGTGGAAAAATCCTTTCTGCGGAACCATGTTCACTCTTGGCTCTTTTGACCAGTACATCTCTAAGCATAATTGGATAGCTATGGCCGTGTCTGAGTCATGATTACCTCTGGCGATGACCACATCAACCTTTTCAAACTTTGTGAGCATCTTGTCAATTGAGAAAATAAGGGTGTGAGCCGCTGACCGCATGACGTTCTCGTAACGGGTATCCATATCAACGGAAGTGCCACGAGTTGTGGTGCTGTTGGAGTTGTCTGAGTGTGTGAAATCACCGATATTCACAAGCGCAGCATGCTTTGCTGTGGGCGCACAATCCACCAGTGAAGTGACGGCATCCTTAATCTCTGTTGTGGCGATATTGACATCAAAGTCCCTGCCACGGGTAAGATTACCATCAGCCTTCATCCCGATGTGGGCATCACCAATGATAATAGTGGGGAGTAAATCAGGATCGTATTTTACTTTCTTTGGCTTGGGCTTTGCTTTGACGGGCTTGATGGTCTGGGAAAGTTCATCAACAAACGCCTTGAAGGCTTGTTGCTTTTGTTCAAACTCAGCTTTGGTCTTTATCCATACGGTGTTCCCTTCTTCATCCTTTGTGAGCGTAGACTGACCAACCAACTGCTGACCGGGCGGTACAAATCTGGTGTTATCTGAATGCTCCGTCCAGCCACGTTGTGATGCGCGTAATACCAGCTTGTCTAGCTCTGCATAAATATTTTGATAAGCAATGCCGAGCTTTCTTGCGGCATGGTATGCAGAACCTTTTTCCATATATGCGTGATAATACTCACGCTGTCTGGGTGTGGCATTTGCTACGTCAAGGAAGGTCGTCCGCAATCATCGCAACGATAGCGGCTAGTACACCGCCACCAAGAGCAAACAGAAAAACAATAAGTGCCAAATCCATAGCATCTTTTTTGGCTAGTTCCCGCGCTCGCTTTTCTCGGAAACGCTGATTCTTGATAGCCCGCCTTTCCCGCAACATCTCGCGGTAGAAGTCACCCTGCCCGGAGTAAATCAGAAACTCGCGCAATTCGTTTTCCATCTCACGCGCTTTAGTCTTTGCGATAGTTATTTCTAGCGCCTGTGACTCGATGCTTTTGCCCTGCAACAATTTTTTGGCGTAGGTCGCTGTCTCATTCTCGATACTAGCCTGCGTGATAGTTTCATTGGCATCCCAGAACTTGCCAAGAGTCTCGCCCATGTCCTGTAGTTCTTTGCCGTTTTCAGGGCATTGAAAGCGGAGTTGGCAAGACTAACTGCCGCCATCACTTCTATCACATTATGCGCCTATAGTTATCCAGCCTGTTGTGTTGTCTTCTTGGTAAGCATCTTCATCCCACTCATACATATTCTCATCATCGGGCATTGGAATGGGTGCTTCCCAGATACAGGACGATTCATTTAGTGTCCAGCTTGGGTAAGGCTGTGGCGCGTAAAACGCATCTCTGTCTGAGTCGTAGATGTAACCAATACCTGCGTAGTTTTTTCTCAGTGCTACACCGCCATCTGGTTCTCTGGTTTCAGGACTGTAATGCACACCTCCATAAGTATTGTATGAAGTCTGCACCCAAGTGCCTTCTTGTGTGTCAACAAAATCTTGCTTAACAATCCCATTTTCAACTTTTGCAAAATGACTCATTGATACTTATACCTTATGATTACTATACCTGATCCACCAGCCCCGCCAAGATAATCAGTTGTACCGCTGGTTTGCGAACCGCCACCACCTCCACCACCAGTGTTTACTGAAGCAGCAAGTCCATTAGCATTGCCAGACACACCATTAGCCCCGCCAGCAACACCAGTAGAACCACCTCCACCGCCACCACCGCCAGCGCGAGCAACTGCTGAACCTGTTATACTTGAAGAAACCCCAGAACCGCCATCTCCTCCAGTAGTTGACGTTGCATTACTTCCGACACTACCAGCACCGCCACCACCTCCTGATCCATTAGTAGAGCCGTATACACTAGCATTCCCACCATTATATCCTTGATTAGCTGTTCCAGTGCCTCCTACTCTGTAAGAAGCAGTGGTAGCGTTTGATCCACCACCGCCAGAGCCACCATTAATAGAAGAATTACTATGTGACCAAGAAGCACCTCCGCCACCTCCACTACTAGTTACAGTGGAAAAAACAGAGTTGCCTCCTACACCGCCACGCCTTGCGCCAGTTGTTCCTCCTGTCCCACCTGCACCAATCGTTACTGTATAGGCTTGTACCGCAGCAGTTAGTTTAGATTCTGCTGATGAACCACCACCTGATGATTCACCAGTAACAGAACTACGATAGCCACCCGCGCCACCGCCTCCGCCTTTTACATAACCATATTCGGCATAACCACCACCACCACCTCCGGCAATAACAACATACTCAATTTCATTATTTGCCGAGTTATTGGATAATTCTGAAACAGTAAACGTGTCTGATGAAGCAAACGTGTGAATCTTATAATCACCATCAGTTGTTTCTGTGCCTCCTGATGCAACAATAAATGTGTCGCTTTTTGTAGCATTGACTCCAGCAAGTAAAGCAATTACTCCTGACATTAGCTAACTGCTCCTGCAATAACGCAGACTGTGCCAGAGATAAAAAAGATAGAGCATAGTCCACGAGTGGCTAGTGTGACGCTTGCAACGTCTGTGTCTGTTCCTGATATGTAGGCTGTCGTGATAGAACAAGTAATAGTTATATCACCTGTTGTATTGTTAAAAATATTAACTACATCGCCTTCACTAAAAGTAGCATCAGGTATTGTAATGGAACCACCCGTACCTACTTGTACATACTGGCCTACATCATCGTTAGCCAATGTGTAGCTAGATGTCTTTGTGCCTACGGGGGCAACTATTCTATCTGCAATGTCTCTTGCGTTACTCATATCTGTATCCACCCTGTAGTGTTGTCT